GTCCTTTAGAGTGTACACTCCCTTAGCAGTAGCTAGGGAGTAGCACATTCGAAAATCCTCACCTGGTGCAAGATCTTTAATCTCACCATAGGAGAGGGTTCGTAACTTGGTGTCACTTAGTTTATCAACTAATGACAGAGTATACTCTCGTAACTCTGCGACACCACGTTTTGAAGGATTTGAGTTTAAACGCCTAATAAGGTGAAACTCTTGCCTACAATCAGCACCAGTCAGCAATTTACCGATAAGTAATTGATGAGGTAGTGGTGATTTGGATAGCCAATAAAGTAGGTCTCTAGACCTACCAAGGCCATAACCTCCCAGGGAAATCGGAAGGTGTGCTAATGCAAACACCTTCGGTCTCAAATACTGGGAGGGAAGGAAAGGACCCATTCTCTTAATAAAGAGATCATGGATCATTTCCAACATGTAGTCAGGAAAACCTGAATGACCCATATACTCGATAGAGCGAATTAGGTTATTCGACTTTCCAATAGCTACATTTTTATCATCTTTTGACATCATGGCCGATTGGCCACGTTCCAAAAGACGAATCTTAATCGAATCAACAAATATGTTGGTCGAGTAAGTAAGGGGATTATTTAGTTCTTTGAAAGGAACATGATATTTCATGTTCTTTACAAAGACCAATTTTTCCGTATACTTGACAAGAGTGGCAGATATGCCATGCTTGCCAAGTCCAACTTGGCTACCAGAGTCAATATGACACTGAGTAATCAAGTCAAGATAACCACGCGGCCCATAGGCTAAGTGGTCATCACCTCCGAGGTGGAAAGCACGCCAATCCCTATAGGGATCTGGTTCGTCACTGGACAATAAGTCCAGTCTCTTCTCATATTTGAGAAAAGCTAATTCCTCCACGGCTAACCCAAGTAAAGTCAAACATGGCTTTGCAAGGGGTTCGGCCATAGGAACACATCTTTTAGTAAGGATGGTTTCATGGTCCGGAAATTCAATTAACCTAGGCCCTATTAGGTCAAGGACAATTGAATAATATTCTGTATTGGAACGATCTATAAGACCGTAACCCGTACAGAAACCATCAATCAGAGCCCGAGAAAGCCCATAACGTTGAACGTTAGTGGCATTCTTAAGATCTGATGATAGTGTCAGGCAATGCGAACCATCTCTACAATAGAGAGTTTTGACTTTAGTCAAGATTCGCATTGCTTCCCAGCATTGGTCTTGTTTACTAAAACTAGACCAAACGCTTGGATGAAACCTCATTGCTTGCACTATTGTGTGAGCAAAAGGGGCTTCTAAAACCTGGATCCAATAGGGTGCAGGTGTAACCACTCTAGCCTTATTACCCATTTCGTGGACGATAGTCGTACGAAGAGTAGGAAAGGCCTTTAGGTCTTTCCAGGCACAGTAGAGTAGTTGTTTCCCGATGTATTCATCGAGACCCCAGAACTTACCGGGTTGGCCTTCAACAGCCTCCCGTGGTTCTAGAAACGTATGTCCGTAGAGCTCCATAGAGCTCCCAGCCGGCCGATAGGCCGTCATCCATAAAGGAGTACCATACGCATGACAAATGGGTCCAAAGGGAGTATCCTCCCAGAACTCATCATCAGGAACATAACACATGTACTTACGGAGTGCCTCTAGGCACGCCTGTGCATGACCACCCTCTCGGATGGTATGTTCCAATTCAGCGGATGCGGTAACACTATAGTGTGCCACACCGTCGAGAATAGGCCTGTTCCGATTAAGATGCCGACATAGTCGGCCTAACCGGTTTGCCACGGAACACATTAGTGTTTCATGACCAGGCGGAGAAGGGGGTCCCTCATCAGAGATGACCTCCTTAAACTCGGCAAGTGCTTTACGTTCGACCGATAGGCCGCAGTAAGGCATTTGCCTTGTTGATATCAAGTGCGCAAGATTTTGAGCACTTGATTTAGTCACAATCCCATGGATGTATTCATCCACGAGATGGTGTATATTTAGCCGACGGAATATATTCCGGCAGCTAAGTTCTTCAAGGCCACCAATAACAATAGTATTGGCAGCTTTGTGAAATACCCAATTGGTCCATTGTTTCCAGGAATCCACTAATAGACTCCGGTCACATGAACCAATTGCATAGATCTTTCTAAGCAGATCCAATAGGACCGGCCAGAAAGAAATAGTTGGTTGACCCACTACAAATATGTAGGGATCAAACAACAAAAGTGAATCTACGAGGCCAGATATGACCTCCTCGATCACTTCAATTTCACGTATCTTGCGTGAGGCAATAACCCGAGCAAGACGTGAACCAATCCCCAGATCGCGCATTAGCACGGTCCGGAGAGTTACGGAAGCTTTTGGTTCTAAGAATTTCTCAGAACTAAAACGCCTCTTAAGGGACCGGTTCCCTCTCTTTAGAGAGAGAAGAGACCCCTGAGGGAGATGGTATCTATAGACACCATCCCTAGATAGCCACACTACAGGCAAAAGCCTATAGATGGTTCCATTATGTTCACCAACGCCATCCCTAGGGAGCGGCGCTTGGATGAAAGTAATGTTTTCTATCCTGCTTT